CATTATTTTAAATACCAATTCATTCGTTCAACTTCTTGTTTCAAGTCTTCTTGAAAAGAAAAGTTAAGTTGATTTTTTAATGTGTCGATTGCAGCTACAATCTGTCTTTGATTGTCAGGCTGATATGTATCTTTAGGATCAGGTATATATACTGTTATTTTTGCCATTATCTTCTACCATCAGGTCTAACATCAAATCTGAATGTACCATATCTCCATGTTTCATCAAGGCCGTCTGTAGCTATCTTAACAGCAGCTAATCTGCCTCTAGCTCTAGTATCTACTTTAGTTGTAGAAGATGTGACAGTAAAAGGCCCTAATGGTGAAGATGTAGCCGTAGATTGAGGATATCTATTTATATAAATAGTTACTTGTGCATCTCCACTTAAATATTTAAAGTCTGGTAAAAATCTAGAAACACTCATAAAGTTTTGACCTTCGCCATCTGTAGTAATATCAAACTCTCCTGATTGTATGTAAGATGAGATAGCTGTTTGTGACCCATCTGCGTTAACTTGATTTGAACCTGTTTCGTGTTGATATAAAATAGTAGCACCATTAGATACACCATTAACAGTTGGATACGTTGGTGTTAAAGATGAACTGTATTTTGTTGCAAAAGGAGCAGCATAAACTGTTGAACCTTCCCAAGTTGTTCTGTCTAATGAGCTTGTAGTCCAAACATTTTCAGCATAGTTATAAGTTACTGATCTATCAATTGTTGTGGATCCACTCTTAGGATAGAACCAAGTTACTTCTGAATATAGTTCATTAATACCAGCAAATATTATTTCACCTGAATTGTAATTCAATCCTAAATCACCAGCTCCGTTAGTTGTAAATACAAAGTCTTCCACTAAACATGGTACTGATTTAACCGTACCATCGTAAACATAAAATCCTCCTGTTGCACCCATCCACCACATTGCACCATTAGCATATACAGCAGCGTGCTGACCAATAAGTCCTGCGTTAGATGCAACCTTACGAATACTAAATGTAAAAGGTGGACCAACAAAGTCCATTCTATAAGTTGCAGTATCTGTAAATACCATTATATAGTCTTTACCCTTACAAGCTCCTATAATTTGTGTACCATCATCTAATTGAAATGTACCTGCAGTATTAACAGAAGTAGGTGCATACACATCGTAATTTTCTTGATCGGAAAATCTAATAAACATTTTATCTTGAGTAGATGGTGTGCCAATAGTTGTTTCTGTTCCTAAATGAATTAAGTGTCTATCCCTATCAGATACTATAGACATTACTGATCTGCTTGGCATGTTTGTATTCAAAACAGCTCTTGTAGTTAGTGCGTTTGATGCAGACGGATCCCAAGTAAAAGATCTACCATTATGAATAGTTGCAATTAAAACTTGACCCCAGTTGTCTAATGACCAATTAGCAGGATCTAAAACTACAGTGCTTGCAGTTGAAGCAGAGCCCCAAGTTAATCTTGACCATGTGCTTGTACCCCAACCATAACCATAAGTTTGATTTAAAGGACCGATAGGTTCATACGGGTGAACATCTAAAGTACCATCGTTAGTTGCTCCTGTTCCTGTCTCTGCTGTTGGCATTTGAATAGTAAAAGTTGTAGCTGATGCAACCGTCTTCACTTCAAACAATACATCATCAAAATCTGTAGCTGTGTAATCTGTATCAGGTGAAGTAAAAGAACCTGCGTTTGCAAAAGTTACAATATCTCCTGCTAGTAAATTGTGACCAGCTGATGTTGTGATAGTTACAGTTGTTGATCCGTTGGTCGTTGTTATGTTTGCACCAGTAGAGTAATTGTCTGTCTGTAAAGGTGTAATGTCATAAAAGGCACCTTCATAATAAATAACCAATAACTTATCAGTGCCAATGGCTGAATATTTCTTGCCATCTAAATCTGACCATACGTGTTGATCTCTAGCTGCACCAACCATCGATGCATAACTACCTGATACCAAAGAAGTCCAACCTCCTATCTTTTCAGGTTGTCCATATCTAAATCTTACAAAGTCACCATCGAACCATTGACCCATAGCCTCAGATTCCGTAGCTTGTTTGTTAAATCCTGGTCTTATTTGTACTTTTGTTAATGGCATGTAGGCATTATATCATTAAAGATATCACTTATAAACCTATCTAAATATAATGTATTTTATTTGTCTTTAGTCAAATCAACTGATGTTGATTGAGACATTTGTTGATTAACTTCTTTACTGAATTTTAATGTAAATAAACCTACTATCCTTACCAAATTATTTGAAAATTGTTTTAAACCTTCAGCTGTCATTGTAAATTTTTTATTTTTATTTAAAATTTCAATTTCCTGATCAGTAAAAATAAGATCGCAAGAACCGTCTTCAAATTGTCTAAATTCCATTTTAAATGTATACCACTTTAAATTATTTTTGTAAACCTATATCGTATCTACCATCATATTTGAATATATGATTTTCCGTTCTATCTTCACAATAATGAAGATTTAAAGAAATAAGATGATCTCCTTTAAAGTTACCTTTTCTACTAAACTCTGTTGCATTACCACAGAATAGTACAGCTTCCCCTGGTGATAAATTTAATTCTTTATCATCGATATTTAAATACCACGGAATCTGATCATCTCCTAAATTTACAGTACAAGTTAATTCTTGATAGTGTTTATTTTTTCTTTTAGTTAAAACTGAATTATTTACATATACAATAAATTCACTATTTAAAGGAATTAATTTTTTATTTGAGGCTTGTTCAATAATGTTTTGTTTTTGTAGTAATAAACAATCAAATATTGGATCTCCATAAAAAAAAGATTCTCCCTGAGAGGACGGTTCATTATTAAAATAATTCATATGAGTTCTATGTTTAAAAAAACAATAATTATAAAATAAATTTAAAGTTTCTTCATTTATAAAATTTTTAATATGTAAAAATTTATTTACACTAGCCATGATACTACCGAATATCTTATACCTTTTGTAACTGAATTAACTTTGTGCGGGTACATAAAATTGCTTGGAAAGATAACTACTCTATTTTTTTTTGGTTTAATGATAGTCTCATTAGTATAATCAGGATCTGCAAAACAAAGTTCTCCTCCTTCATAATCATCATTAACAAAAAATATAAAGCTTAAACAACGTTTAAATTTTGTTGCGTAGTCAGTGTGTAGAATATAGTGACCCCCTTCAAGATATCTTAGTATAGTCACATCTTCCACTTCTGATATTGGAGAGTATGGAATTTTTAAATCCATTTGATATCTTTGTGCAGAAAGCATAATCATATTTTTTAATATATTATTCCAATGTATTTTTGTAAAACTTTTTTGCACGCCTGATAAATAAATTATGTCAGGAGCTGCTTCTCTCGTATTCAAATCATGAATATCTGTATTTCTTATTTTTTTATCATTAGAACCTATAGTTTTATTTCCTACAATTTTAGCCTCATCATATTTAATATTTTTACAATAATAATTGAAATTAAAAAGTAAATTTTCTTTCATTACATTATCAAATGTTAAAATGTAGTCTTTAACTTTCATAATTATTTGTAACTTTTTTTCTTCCAATGCTTTAATTTATAACTGTTTATTAAGTTAGTGCTAAATAAAGAATTTATAAAACTTCTTTCTTTATTTTCTCTTGTCTCAATTTTCATTTTCCAAGACTCTCTTTTAAAAGGAAATATTTGAACATATGGTGTTGCTCTTTTTATTACAAATTCTATTGGCATTGGATATTTGTAACCATTCAATAACATTGGAAAATTAATTTCTTGTGTATATTCATCCGTATCTACAATACCAGGTATGATTTCAAAACGATCATCATTATTATTTAATACAGGTAAAAATAAACACGAATACCCTTTAGGTGTTTTGATATGCCAAGGATTCACAAATTTATGTACAGGCCCTCCATGATTTTTTTTTAAATCAGGCCAACCTTCTGCTTGCCAATTATGATTAAAATTTCCTTCCCCATCTGTAATAGCTCCTAAATTTATTTCAGTAAAGGCTGATCTTTTATAAGGACATTTATTAAAGGACCCTTTTTTATTTGAATTATTTGGATCATCTTTGTTTATTTCAATTCCATGTTGAATAAGCATGTCTTGTGGAGTCTTTAACAAGTATCCTGAAGTTAAAGTATCTAAAAATGGCAAACAACCTTTTACAGTAAATTTATGTACTGTGTGATCTAATTTTTTAAACCATTCGGGTATGTTAAATTTAATTGGAACAGGGAAAGTGTCTTTTTCAGATTCAGCTTCTACATATTCTTTTACTGCTGAGAATTTTATAATGTTTTCAAACATTATAGCTTGATATATTAATTAAAATAAATAGTCAATTATATTTCGAAACTACTTAAAATTGAAGAATGTCCAAGTTCATGAACTTTCTTTAAGAAAGAGTAAGAAAAAGTTCCCATAGTAGAAACATCCAATGATTCTAAAGCAGCTAAAGAAGTTTCAATTTTAATTTTGTGATCGTTACTTGATGGTTTATCTCCATTAGAAATATTGATTAAAGCTCTTTCATGTTCTTTAATATAATTATTTTTTAACAAAGTGCATACAGTATTATCAAAAGTTCCCCATCCATCAGGGTTATCAACGATATTTAAATTTTCATTATTATAATCTAATAAAACTTTATCTCCATAAATAAGAGGATTAACGTTAGCATCTGACGTTTCTGCAACAAAGTAATAACTTAAATCGGCTTCTCGTACATTTTCTATATCAGCTTGAGTTCTAGCTATTTTAGCTAAAGGTCTAAGTGTAATTGGTTTTTTTAAAAGTAAGTATGCCATAACTTTATGTAAAAGATTCCCAAACTATTATTCCTCCATCCGTGTTCTGTTGACTAATTTTGGTATTTGTTGGTATTGGTTGAGGTCTTGATACTGATGAACCAGTACCAGTAGGAGTACCATAATAATATGGTGAGTAAAGCCTTTTATCCGAAACAAGAGTTCCTATGTTAGTTGCAATTGTTCCAGAGTCTCTAGTAATGAATGGACCTGTTCCTGTTGCTCCATTAGCTACTATTTCATTAGTATTCCATGTAGTAGCATTTCCTGCATTACCTACGTTACCTGTATCATTACCATAGTTTCCTATCACATAATTAGCTGAGTATGGTTGAGTTATGTCGGTTACAACATATCCCCATCCACCAATTTGTCCTGAATGATAAGTAGAATATGTACCACATGAACCTGCACCGCCACCAATCGCAAGAACCATAATTCTGTTTGCAGAGGCATTTGCAGTATAAGTACCTGTGTTACTTCCTCCATACCCTCTTGCTTGATTTCCAAAAGCTTCTCCGCTATCTTGCGGGAAAAGGGCACCTCCTGCTGAACCTGAAGATGCAGCTGTAATTCTTCCATCAGCATCTACTGTAATAGATGCTACTGTGTATGAACCTGCTGTAACGCCTGTTGAAATTAATTGATCAGGGCCAACAGAGTCTGTTGCTAATTTAGCAGCAGTGATTGTTGAGTTTGCAATTTTATCTGCAGTAACTTGTAATGCAGAAATTTTTGCAGTTGTGATTGCGTTGTCTGAAATTTTTGCAGTTGTGATTGCGTTGTCTGAAATTTTAGCAGTAGTAACTTGGTTAGCAGAAATTTTAGCTGATGTAATTGCGTCATCAGAAATTTGAGCTGTACCAATTGTTCCACCTAAAGTATCTAATGCGATTTCTTTTAAATCTGTTCCATCAGAGTAAGCTGCTACAATTTTAGCTTCGCCTGCTGTAAATCCTGTACCACTTGCAGTTTTAATTGTTAAATTTGTAACTCCTGTAACTGCAGTTAAATCAAAAATATAAAATTTTTCTATTCCATCTGGAATTGTAACTGTTGTTGCACCTGTTAAGGTAATCGTTGCAATTTTGATTACCATGTTTCTTGCATTTGATAATGCAGCTTGAGACATTACTAATGCAGTTGTAGCTGAGTCTGTAATTGTTACAGCTTCATAACCTGCAATAGCTTGTTGAATTAAATTTAAATTTGTATTTGTTTTATCTCCCCATGTACCAGCGTTTTCGCCAGTTACCATAAGTTCTAGTTTTAGATCTGTAGAATAAGATGATGCCATATGTTTTTATTTTACCATTGTTATGCGGCTAGATCAACCTCGGTCCAAACATTGTTTACACCTAAATTAATCTCTTGCCATGCACTGATATTAATTGTTCCAATACTAGCTGTCAAGCCAATACCAGATAAAGGTACTACACTTGTTCCTGTAATAGTAACAGAACCTATTCCTGTAGGTAAATTAAAGCCTGATAAACCTATAATTTGACCTGGTATTTCTTCTATTGTTCCTAGGCTTGAAGTAAGTACCGATCCTGTTACAGGTTCATTAGTAGATTGTACTAAAGAAATAGAACCTAAACTTGAGGTCATTCCAAATTGAGTTACAGGTACTTCTTGTAAAGTACCTCCTACAGTATTTCCTTGAGCTAAAGCTCCTGAGACACCTGTTAGTGTTAAATTACCTGTTCCAGTTTCTTGAGTTGTACCTGTTTCAGTAACTATCGTATGTTCGCTTACAAATACAAATATATCTGCATCTATAACTATAGATTCTTGACCTTGTGTTAAAGTTAATAACTGCTGAGAAGCAGCTGTAACAGATACGTCTGTTCTTGGTACTACTGTACCTTGTGCTGAAGTTAATTCTTGTCCTTGAGCTATAACGGAATAAGCATCTCCCCAAGCTCTGTTACCCCAAGTACCTCGTCCCCAACCTGTTTCAATTCTAGCGTCTACTGTTACTGAACCTATGTCTGTAGTTGCAGAAGAACCTGTTACGGATAAATTAGCATCTCCTAATAATGTAGGAGAACCTGCCGTAGATGTTGCAGAAATTCCTGTTGGAATAACGTCTGCACCAATATCAAATGTAACTGTTCCAGGTAGTGAAAACGATGCACTTATTCCTGTTGGTTGTGCACTAGCACCAGCTTGCGTTGTTACTGAGCCTGCTGTTGAAGTTAATTGTTGGCCAGTAACTAAAACATCCCCAAGCACACCCCAACCATTTTCACCCCAAGTTAATCTACCCCAACCTTGATTAATTTCGGCTGTAATAGAAATAGTGCCTAATGTAGATGATAAAGAAAAACCTGTTTGTTCTATGGTGACGTTTGATTGATCACCATAGTTATTCTGACCCCAAAAACCAGTATTCCATGTACTAGCCATAGAACGCTCCTAGGTCAAACGGAAGACCCGCTATGTAAAACAAAATAGTAATGTTTGCCATAGCAGGCACCTCCTTTTAGTTTAAGATATTCTCAATATAGCTGCACTCGTTGTGTAAGCTGGGAACTGAATTGTAAATGTTCCAGCAGTCGCAGTTTTATCAGAACCAAAATCTAATACACAAACACCTGTGTTTGAGTTAGATGTGTTGTAAATTAACGCACCTCTTGCAGTTAATGTTACGTTAGTAAATGATAAATCAGAAAAATCTGTTATCGCAACAGATGTTGCAACAGAAGTACCAGTATTAACTAGTGCTTTACCACCTGCAGTATATCCTGCTGGTGAAGTTACTTCAGATCCTGTTGTGTATGAAGTTGTAGATTTTCCTAAAGTTGCAGCTGATGTATACATCGCTAATTTAAATTTATTCCCTGTAGGTGCAGTAGAAAAATTATGTTTTGCTTCTAGTAATTCTTTTTTGAAAGAGTTACAGATTGCGTTTGTTGTTATTGCCATTTTAATGTCTCCTTATAAAATTGTTATGGTGATGGAGATGCCACTTTAACTCTAGGCACGCCATCATCGTATTCAGCACGTCTTCTTCTACCCATTTGTTGAATAGCAAAAGCTTGTATGCTTTCATCATACCTTGCTTTATATTGTGTGTAAAGATCTTGAGGTCCTTTTAAAAACCCATAAGCCTCTACTAATACTCCGTATAATAAAAGTTGTTCTTGATTTACTGCTAAATAAGTTTGATTAGTAGAAGTAAAATGTGGTGGATCTTTTATGTAATTTACCTGTACCGTATAACCTGAATCTGGAGTAGGGGCTACAATCATATTTGTTTCATTCCAATTTGCCCAATATTTAGGCTCCCCTGTTGCACCTGAACTATTATATTCTGATATAAAACTAGTGTCTCTTTTTTCTAAAAACGTTCTTGTTGATCCGTTAATACTTTGTACTGATCTTATGATAATACAGTCATTGGGCAGGCTTACTGCTCTATTGCCTGTTGTAAAAGTAGATGTAGCATATTTTCTAATATCATCATAATCGACCTTGCCTGCGATATCTAATTCTGTATTTCTTATAAATTGATCTACAATAGTGTCTGATAAAACATTACTATCTACTTCTGTGTAGTTTCTTACTTGTGTTAAAAAATTTGAATATGATATAGCCATTATGATACTACCACCGTTACTCTATTTATTTGCATTAGTAATTCCCTTCTTCTATTCTGTAATGATGGATCTGCAGGTTTCATGTCTGAAGTGCCTTGATTAATAAATCCAA